GGTTTCATCCGGTAGTCTGCCCAGGCTTCCTGATAGCCAAATGTTTCTTCATCCGTTGCGTTTCCGGTGAGCATGATTTCTTTCTTTTTTACCGGCTGTTCGCCAAGGTTGGCAAACTGTGGTACATAGTAGTCCAAACGGTCTTTTCTGCTCCAGAAGCGTTCAAGGCCCTGCTGATAGCTCCGATTGTGTCGCACGCACGCAACGCCGATGACAAAGCCGTGCTCTTCAAAGCTCTTGGTGAACGAGCTTTCTCTGATAGGTGTTACGGATACTGCACCGGTTTCGCCTAGGGGTGTGTCGTTTTCGTTCTGTTGGCCGCTGGTCTGAATAATTTGATTGACGTTGACTTGGTATCTGCCACCGCCCAGATATTCCGGAATCTGTACGGTTTTGTCACTGATGGTCACATCCCACAGTGCTTGTACCTGCTCGCGGTACCGGCTGCCACCTCTTGATAGTGCTTCGTAATACTGCTGTACTGCTACGGCCTGTCGTAAGTCGTTGATAGTTGTGGCTGTTACGGCGCTCAGATCTGTTCCCAGATAGTATCTTTTTGTGATGGTTTCGCCGCTTATTTTTGCCCCAAACGATGTTCCAATTTTGTTGTATCCTCCTGCAAATGTTTCTGGAAGGCTTCCTTCATTGTCACTGTTTGTTTGCCATAGAAGTGTTTTTTGACCTTCCAACTTGACTTTTTCTGTAAGTTTGTCTGTCGTGTATGCTTCCAGTGGTGCATTACCTTGCATCGGCAGCGCAACTTCTGGCCCACGCTGTGGATAAGGTAAACAGCTGGTAAAGTAGTCATGGTACTTGTTTACCGGCAACAGGTTGCCGCCAAGGACTGCGTTTTGCAGGTCTTTTTCCAGTGTTTCGGATTTTTCTTCCGTGAAGTTGTACGTCACGTCTGCGTCATCGCTTTTCAGAACTGCCGCGTTGTCCACGTTTTCGTCCCTAAAAAATTCATTCCAGATTTTGACGTATGCCCGGATGGGCAATGCGTTGATGGTAAAAGGCTTTTTGATTTTCGTCGGTACACCCATATAATCCAGAATGGACCTTTCGTCCGGTGCAGGCTTTGCGTCCGTGCCGTTGATTTTGATTTGCGGCACAGCGTATGTCTTTGTAGGCATCCATGGCGTTTCTTCCACCTCACCCATGAAGTGTTTGAAGCTGTCCCAAAGAATTCGGTTCGGTGTGTAGAAATAGTAAAAGTCAATGAATGCATCGTCCATTACCGGATATTTCGGTGTGCTCATTCGGATAATTGCCGTTGTGTCCACCTGGAAGGTATCGCCCGGTAATACTTCGTCCACAAAGAATGGGATGAGCTTTCCAGAATCAAACGTTGTTAAAATCGTCTGGTCTCGATTGAATCGCGTTCGGCTTGCGTGCATTTCCGGAATCTGAAGGAAATGCCGTTCGTTATTTCTGTTCATTTGCTTCCTCCTTCTGCACCTTTTCCGGTGCGTTTTCCTGAGCTTTCTTCAGCTCTTCTAGTTTCATGGCGTTTACCTGTGCCGTTGCCATCATCTGGTGATATTCGTGTACGTTCTGTGGCCATCCGGTGATATCCATGATAGGCGTTTCTTCCTCGGACAGTGCACCCTGTGACAGGCTTTTCAGGAATTCCGGGTCGAAACTTGCTTTCCTGACAATGTTTTTTATGTCACATTCGTCTGCATAGCTTTCAATTTCTGCCTGTACATCGATGCTTTCGGTTTCCTGCAAGTATTCCTTGCCGTCTTTATCCTTTGCCCAGACGTACTGTTTTCTTTCGTTTTTTCCCGGTTCAGAAAAGAGGGGCTTGCGCCCCTCCTCATATCGTTTATTCATGCGGCTTGCCCTCCCACACCTTTTCTTTGTCGTTGTGGAACTCGCCGCTTTCATCGTTGAATGCGGCCAGCCTGTAGCCGATGTAGTCACCCGGTGACTGGCCCAGGAAGGTTTTTTCATCCTTTGCCATCACGTTGCACATGCGCGCAAAGGTTGCGTTGTTTTTGCTTTCGCCGACCCATGCATAGCACTTTGCCACGTTGTCCCAGATACCATAGTACAGATGTTCCATTGTTTTTCTCCTTTTTTTACAGCCGGATGCCACCGCGCAGGGGCTTCTGGCTCAGGTTGATACTTTTGGTTTTTCGTGCGGTCGCGTTGAACATGCGCTTGTCCTTTCGCATGTTCATCTTCTTACGATGTGCCATTGTAAATCCCCCTTCTGATAAGTTCAAGTTCGATTGCGTTCGCAAAGCCCTTCATCTGCCATATTTCATCTACCAGCTTTTTTGCCGTTTCAATATCGCTCACTTTACGTAGCAGTTTAAAGTTTGCGTCAATCTCCTTGTATTTCTTTTCAAGAATGTTTTGCAACTCTTCTTTGGTCTGGTCCCTTACGTTCCATGACTTGTGTAGGCCCATGTTGGTTAGTCCTCCTTCTTGATTTCGTCATGCAGTGCATGGTAAATCTCATCGAGCTTTTCCAAAATCTGCATCATGATGTGGATTGCCTGCTTTACGTCCTTGATGGAAATCAATGCCATTATGTCATCCCCTTTCTGTACTTTTTGCCGTCGCGCACATCGAAATGTACCCAACTTTCGTATACGATTATACCACAGCTTCCTACTATCTTGTCAAGGGCTTTTGCCACTTCTTTTGCAGATATTCCGTTTACGCGGATATCTACGGCCATGCCACGCATGTGATAGCTATACTTTGCCCCTCCTACTTTGGCGTTGTGTGCTGGTGTTCTGTAGCCGCTTGTGATGATGATTGGTTTATTGCCCAGTTCTTTTCTGAGCAGTTCCAGAATTGTCACCATGTAGTCGTCAATGAATGTGATTGCGCTTCCGTCTTTGCAGGCGAATTCTTTCACTTTAAAGTGTGGCCCGACCTGCTCGTTGTTCTGCTCGCTTGTGTATACTCTAAGCATTCTGCAAATTCTCCTTTGTTTTACATCCACATTATTTTGTTTTCATCTTCGTTTTCTAGCTGGTTGATTCTCTGTCTGGATAGCTCGCCGCTTCGGTTCGTCCAGCACCCCAATTTTTTGTCGTAGGTATAAGGATAATAGATAGACCCGTCAATATCTGAATGATAACATTTTACTTTTTTGTTTTCGGTGTATTCGTAGTGGCTTTTCATTGTTTTTACCTCTCTTTCTGGTTATATTATAGCATTTCTCTTTACAATTGTCAAGTTTCAATTTGTACAAGGTTGCGTAGCAATTTTGTACAAATTGGAACTTTCGCCGTTAGGCGCTTTCAACACTTTCCACATAGTTTTCAACATTTCCACATTGTTAAACTTTATCACAACAGAGTGTTTCAACAATTCAACAATTTATTCACAATTCTTTCAACACTGTTTTTTTATTACTTTTTTCCGATGCTACGTTAAAAAAAGTAGCTTTTCAACTTTTCCACATGCCCTACTACTACGTCTACAACAAGTTATATAATAATATTACGCGTGCGCATGTGCGCGCGTCTACGCGTGCGCGTGCGCGTGCGAATAAACACCAATAGCCCAGTACCTTACTTGATAGGTACTGGGCTAGGTGACACCAAAAATCTTATAAGCCGCCCTTTTGGATCTTTACAGACTTTTTGATAACTCGTTCCTTCGTCTTTAAGTCCTTCTCATAGTCTGCATTTTCGTATTTGAGCCTGTTTTGCTCAATAACTGCTTTCTGTCGGTTTCTTTTGATTCTCCACAGTCGTTCCGGGTTTTCTGCTTCCATCATTTTTTCGTAGTATCGCGGAATTTGTGCCTGCTTCCCGTTGGTACATTGGATGTAGCCTTTTTGCCATATCTCTTCCTTGTGATCTTGATAATAGGCGTCTCCAAGGCCCGGTTTCAGGCTCATACATGCAAATGGCTTTTGCTGGCCTAGTTCATAATATATATTTGCTTTCTGGCCGTCAATTTCGTACATCTTTTTTGTGACATAGCCTGCAACATATCTATAGGTTTCGGGTGTTGCCTGTGCTATCTGTATTTGACCCATGCCCCATAGATTGCACATCCATTCGCTGGTGTAATATCCGTTGTGTCTTATTTTATAGATTTGCTTTAGGTCTGTTGGTTGCCATCCATACAAAATCATGTGATAGTGCGGCCTTGCCGTTTGTTCTCCGTATTCTCCCGCACAGAAATAGCGTAATTGGTCCCTATAAGCCTTTCTGAGACGTTTTAAGAATTTTTGCATATCCGGATATAGTAATGTTTGTACGCTTTCAGGCGCTTTCTCTCCCGGCTTCCAGACGTACTGCACTTTACGCATAATTTCACCGGTTTTTACTATCATGCCCGGTACGTGATCATCATCATAAGTCAGTGTGATGAACCACACTTGCTCTTTTGGCCACGTTCTCGCTTCTAGCTCTATACGCGTTGTCCAGTCCTCTCGTTGTCTGATTCTGCATCCTATGCACTTTCCGCATGGTATCAACATTACTTTTGGATTATACATCAGATCTTCATATTTCATTTTTTTCCCGGCTAACTCAGAAAAGCGGGCAAGTGACATCACCCGCCCGCTTATTTCTCTATCTTCCGGGCTGTATATCCGTATTAACGGCTTGTAACAGCTCACTTTAAATAATCACCTGGCTCTCTTTTTTCTCCATAATCTCCCGTTTTGTTTTGCGGCTTTGTGAATTCTTGCTTTCTTCCCTGCTTTGGCGCTGCTTTTTCAATTGCTTCTTCGGTTACCTTGTCGGTGCCTTTTCCAATTTCTGTTAGCGCTTTTGTCATTCCATAGGGTGTCAGGTGCGTTTGACTTAGCATTTGCTGCCAGCTTTGTGCAGCGTTGTACCAGTCTGATTTGCTCCAACTGCTGCTGCTGTATGCGTTTGGCACAAATCCTCCACTTCTGCTTACGCCTAGTGCACTACTGCTTGCAAGTCCCATACTTGCGCCGCTTATCGTTGCCGCACTTCCTCCCGGTGTGCTTGCGCCGCCGTTTGCGAATGCCAGTATTGGATTAAGCCCTGCTTTTTTCATATCCTCTACGGCTCTCTGATAGGCTGTGGAGCTCATTCTTTCCTGCCATTCTCTGTTTTTCATGGCTTCGGTGCTGTTAAAATTCATTGCCGCTGTGTTTTCGATGTGGTTATAGATGCCCTGTGCGATTGCGCTCAAGGTATTGTAGCCCATTTGCTTAAGCATGGAGCCGGTGTTAAATTGGCTTTGTCTTTGTGCTTCTCCTGCTTGGTATTGGTATGCACCTTCCAGCCACTTTTGCACCTGTTCAATGTTCGTTCCTGATTGGCTTCCGCTTTCGGAATGGCCGCCGCCTTGGCTTACACTGCCGCCTTGGCTCTGGCTGTTTCCTGTCTGACCCCAACCGCCAAACATGCTTCCAAGGTTTTTGGCCGCTCCCGCAATGCTTCCTATCGCATTAGCTCCTGCGCCAACCATTGACATGATTGTTAATGGATCCATTTAAAATAGCCCGGATTTCTCCGGACTTCCTCCTTTCTTACAGTTTGTACAGGCCGGGCACGCTGTATAGCGGCATCCGTCTTGTGGTCTTATTTGCGATACGCACGGCCCCGAAGAATTGCGGCTCATCCTGCACAATTAGCGTTCGTGCAATTTCTGCTTTGCCCTCCGCCATCCATTCCTGGCTGAGCGTCGGCACGGTACTGTAGACGTCTGCGTAATGCCAGAAGTCCAACGTACCGGTCGCGTTGCTTCTCATAAGGCCGGAAACACGGTTTGGTTTCATCCGGTAGTCTGCCCAGGCTTCCTGATAGCCAAATGTTTCTTCATCCG